GAGAAGGAGTCTAACCTCGAAGGGCTGGTTCGCCTCAATGTGTTGGTGTCCTTTCTCACTCTCGGCCTTGTCGGTGGCTTCGAAACTGTTCAACTTGCTATCTCGATGATTCCTTATCTCTGATCTCGCGAAGTTCGCGAGCACATCTTCCGCACGTGCGCGGTGATGGACACCAGGAAGTGAAGAGTTCTCTTCGACAACGCTCGCATGTGTATTTAGGCACGCTTGATGGCCTCCAAAGTGTTCCACCAGTTCTCCAGGAGCCACGCGGCCGGGGCATGTGTTGGGTCTTCCGCGTATGTATCGAGCGTCCCGCTGATCATCTCCTGGAGGACGATGATGAGTTCGAGTTGTTTTTCATTCATCTTCATCACCGTAGAAGCAAACAATGCAAACAAATGTTCCATCAGTAAGTTCCGCACAACGCGCCATGTAGCCGCATCCATCACACCGTTCAACTGTCCAGGTCATTCAATCGCTCTCCGCAAGCATCGTTCACTGCAGTAGTTCTCAAAGATGGACTCTTCTGGATTAATTTCATCGATCCAGGCAACCTCGATTCGATGAAGATCGGTGACGCGTTCGCACCAGGTGCAAATGTGAACCATTCAATCCCTCCAACAAAACTCTACTTCGTCAACGATGAGTTCAATCTTAACGATGGTTCCCATCAAATCGTCAACGTTCTCGCGCACGAGCAGGTCGTTGATGCACTTCATGGCGGCAACGAGGCGTTCAAGCCGTCGCTTCTCGCTGTTGAGTAGCATCTCACGATCAGGGTCAACCATCGAGATTGCGTTTCCAATCTTGCCGGAGATCGAATCACCTCCAATGTTCTGCAATTTCTGCCAATTTTCGTCGCTTATCCAGGTCGTATGCTGTCTCCCCATGCTTCAAGCGACATAGTAGGTAGGTTATGAATATGCTGGCGGTATCTCTCCGAGGTTGCCTTGAGTATCTACTGTCTGTCTGTAGTAGGTGTCTGTCTTACGCTGGCCTGTCGGCCCCCCCCGACTGCGCGTACAGACGCGCTGAGCCGCCCCTGGTAAATAACCGCGCACGCTTAAGAGGAAGAGAAGATTGGGGGATTTATGGCCATCAAGAAGACCTCACAGCCGCTTAACATTGGAGCAACCCTCGATTTGGTGGATGGGACACCTGCAAACCTCGAAGTCACCCTTCCCCTGGACACCCTTGGACGCGAAGTGTTTGTCGTGACCGACATTCAGATCGACAGCGAGCCTCTGCCAATGCCTACGGCTGCAGGTTCTCAATGTTCGATGGAGGTTTCAGTGAACAAAACCAAGACGGCCGTGACCAACATCAACGATCCAAACTGCGTTGGTTCCCTCAAGCGCCGGATTATCGAGTCGGCCCTCCCCACTGGCGGGGCAATCTACCAGGACTCCTACTCCCCCACCGAGTCCTCAACGGGAACGATGGCCGATTACTTGGCCATCATCGCCACCCCTGATTTCCGACTCGCTGGGTCGTATTCCACGACTGGCGGTGGTGCTGGAAACCGTGCTTGCTTTATTCGAATCACCGGTTATCGAGCCGTCGCTGACGCATCGGTTTACGCCGCCCTGGTCACCGAAGAATTGAACCAATGAGCGTGATACCTTGGCGGTATCGAACGAGCAACTCATGGCGCTCCTGGCGGCAATGAATCCCGACCTTGCTCCAGTTCTGGCATTACTCACCTCTACGGATGAGCCCCAGGAGGCCTCCAAACCCAAGCGACGACCATCCGCGTACAATAGAGCGTATTCCCGCAACTATCGAGCAATCAAGGCCAAGCACACTTTGAAGAACGGCAAAATGGCGAAAGGATGGTCCGGGAAGAAGGGCCACATGAGAATCCTTGAGATGGCACACAAGCAAACACGCAAGGAGATGAAGAAATGACCGAGGAAACGACCGTGATCGAAGACACAACTTCCGCAGCTGCACCGAACCGAACTCAACGGTTCGCCTCGTGGCTCATGGAGCGAGAAGAGCGGCGCCAGGAGAAGGAGTCTAACCTCGAAGGGCTGGTTCGCCTCAATGTGTTGGTGTCCTTTCTCACTCTCGGCCTTGTCGGTGGCTTCGAAACTGTTCAACTTGCTATCTCGATGATTCCTTATCTCTGATCT